GCTAATCAATTTTGTTTATATGATTTTGATAAAGTAGGTATAGAAAATGTAGGTGTTAGCCAGTATGTTAATGAAGATATTGGTAAAACTAAAGTAGATGCTTTATACACACATATAAAAAAAATAGAATGTTCTATTGAAGTTGAACTTTCAAATAGTAAATTTAAATACTATGAAGGTACGAAAGATGATATATTAATACTTGGTTTAGATAGTATGTCTGCTCGTATAGAAATAGTAAAATTACTATCAAAATGCCCTAATAAACCATCATTTGTTATAGATGGTAGAATGGGTGCTGAACATTATCAGCAGTACATATATAACAATATTACTGTCGGTAAGTATGAAAAAAATTGGTATTCTGATGATGATTCTGATGAAGAACCATGTACTCGTAAAGCTACATCTTATTGTAGTAATATGAGTGGGAGTTTTATAACTAACGCTGCAAAGAATATAATTATGAAACAACCTTATTTTAAAGAAGTTACATTCAATTTTTCAACATTAATACTTGATAAAAAGAATTTAATTTCGTAAGTTCTGGACCCTTTACTCAAGGGGTTCATTCGCACACGGATCAGGGTAGTTTTCAAACATTCTGCCCTGTTCTATAAATAGGAGGAAATCAATGTCAGTAGACGTTCAAGGAATACTAAAACAAAAAGAAGATAGAAAAGAAGAAGAAAGAAAGTCTGATGAATACGTAGATAGACGTAAAGACGACTGGAAATCACCTGAAATAGACAAATTAGCCGAAGCATTAGCTAAAGCTCAATCTGAATTAGAAGGTGCTAAAAAAGAGAGTACTAATCCATTCTTTAAATCAAGTTATGCAGACTTACATGCAGTGATTAAATCAGCATTTCCATATCTTAGTAAATATGGACTATCTGTTAGTCAAGGTAATGAAATAATACCTAGTGCAATATGTGTAACAACTACACTTATGCATTCATCAGGTCAATGGTTACGTTCTAAAGTAAAACTACCATTATCTAAAGTAGATGCACAAGGTGTAGGCGCTGCAATAACATATGGTCGTAGATATGGTTTATCTGCAATAGTAGGTATCGCTCAATATGATGACGATGCTAATTCAATTCGTAAATAATAAGGAGAACACATGGCAACAAGAACATTAACTGTCAGAACTGGTGGAGGATCTAATTTCTCAACTGGTTGGCACACAAAGCTTATAAATAAGGCTGAATATGGTGATTATAATGGGAGTAAATACATAGATGTTTATTTTGATGAATTACCTGAATCTTTAAACTTAAGAGTATATGCAAAAAGTAATGCTAATGGCGAAGAATTTGCTATTGGTAATCTATTTAGATATGCTAATGCAGGTATTACTGGTGCTTTAGAAGGTGCTAGCAATACTAAAGTTATTAAGTTAGATGATAGTCCTGAAGCTTTAATAGGTAAAAACATAAATATTTACATTCATAAAGACGGTAAATATTCTAGAGTACTTAATCAATGCGCTCCAACAGAGTTTGAAAACGTTGTAGAAAGCTTTAATGCTGACGATGTTCAATTCTGGAAAGATAGAGCAATAAAGTATTTTAATGAATATGTACAACCTAAAATAGAAAAGAAGTTACTAGATGCACCTACACAGGTTGCTGCTAGTCCCTCCGATAGTGACGAAAACATACCCTTTTAAGTGAGTAGGTAGTCGTTAAATTATAAAGAGCCAATAACTGGTCCTGTAAGTCCTAAGTGATAGCATTTGAAGGCTAGACTACTAGGCAAAGGAATATGTGAGGCTCTTTATATAACCAGTAAAGGAAACTATGAGAGCGAGTGAATTTATGCATTATATGAATAGAACAGACATAGGTTTAGGTGCTAACCCACCTAAAAGAGAATATACTCATTTTACACCTAGAATGTTAGCAAAAAGAGCAAGATATGAGTATCAAAAGATGTTAAGAGAAAAAACTAAAGAAGAATTAAAACAACAAAAAGATGCTGAGAAATCTGCTGTTGAAATCAGAAAATATTTTAGGAGGGTAAAAGATGAAACAAATGTTTAAAGAGTTTGCGTTAGGAGTAAGTAACAGACATAATTTTCAAGGTTCAGATAAGATTAATGAATGGATGGGTACAGATAGCGATACATTTATGTCTTTATATGATTATGATGAATATGTAGTAGAGTTTTATGCTAAAAATAAGTCTTTATCAGGATATGATGGAATAATATACATGCCTGATGAGTTCATATTAGACGTAGATGGTGAAAATCCATTAAAAGCTTCAAAGAAAACTAAAAAGTTACTTAAACTGCTAACTAAACTAAATGTTCCTTATGAATTATATTTTAGTGGTAGAGGTTTTCATATACATATATCAGAAACAGCATTTAAGTGGAAACCTAGTAAAAACTTACATATATTAGTTAAAGAAAGACTTACTAAAGTTGGAATATTTGAATATGCTGATCCATCTGTTACTGATAAATCTAGGCTAATACGTATACCTCACACTAAAAATACTAAATCTGGTTCATGGAAGAATCAGTTTCAAGAAAAATGGTTAGATGATGAAAGTATTATGAAAGAAAAGATAATTGATTGGTGTGATAAACCACGAGAGTATCCATTAAAAGATCTACAATGTGAAGAAGTGTTTGATGTATTTGATAAAGAGGAAGTTAAGGAAGAACCTGTAGTTAAAGTTAAAAATACTAGGGACCCTGTGACTAATACTTGTATACAAAAAATGTTAGAAGGTGCTCCACATGGTAAACGTCATATGGTAGCTCTTAGAATAGCATCACACTTAAGATGGAATTTTCCAGAAAACATTGTTAGATTAATTATGGAAGACTGGCGTGTAAGAGTTAGTGGAAATGCTCAAAGTGAGTTTAAAGCAGAAGAAATGGAAGGTATAATAGAAGGTTGTTATACTGGTCACGATGGTCAAGGTTATAGATATGGACATGATGATCCTGTTATAAAGTTCTACTGTACTTCTAGATGTACACTACATAGAGGTGGTAAAGCTGAAAATATGATGGATTCTACAAATATGGAAGATGAGCTTATTAATTTCTATGCTCAAGATTTAAAGCCTATTAACTTAGGTGAACCTTATGATCAAGATTTCCCTGTTTATCCAGGCGAAACTGTTATAATACAAGCTCCACCAGCTAGTATGAAGACTATGTTATTACAAAACTGGGCTAACTACTTCAAGAAACAAACATATTTTGTTGAAATGGAGATGTCACCTAGACAAATATGGTCTAGATTCGTGCAAATTGAGATGGGCTGGGATGAAAAAGAGTTGGCTAATCATTATAAGCAAATGAAAAATGGTATGGATAAACGCTTTGAATGGTTAACTGTTGATTATTCTGCACCTTATGCGCATGAATTAGAAACTAGAATAACTAGCCTACCTATTAAACCAGAAATAGTAATTATTGACCATTTGGGCTTGTTTAAGAGCAAACAAAAGGATAATAATATGAAAGTTGAGGAAGCATCTCAAGCTATTATGGAACTTGCAGTAAGACAAAATGTAATTGTGTTTGCTGTTAGTGAGGTAAGTAAAGCAGCTTTTAAAGAGGGTATGGATATAGCTTCGTCAAGAGGCTCATTTAGAGTAGCTTATAATGCAAATAAAGTGATTTCAATTAACCCATTCAAAAACAAAGAGACTGGTCTAGTAGAGTTATTAGATATTAAATCAGATAAAAATAGGGAAAAGGAACATTTACGTGCAAGATTAACTGTTGATAACGTAAGAATAGTAAAAGAATAGGAGAACACATGTACTATAACACTAATAATGAAACAGGAACAAGACTAACTAGGAGCAGAAATAATACTGTAAAACAAGAAGATGTAATATTAAGTGTATTTGAAAATAATCCTACTAATGAATTTACACCTTTTGAAGTATTAAGCGTAATAGGATTTCAAGATCCTGACTGCAAATGGCCAATTACTAGTATCAGAAGAGCTATAACTAACTTAACTGATTCAAACAAAATAAATAAAACTAACAACCAAAAGATTGGACCTTATGGAAAAAGTGTCTATACTTGGAAACTAATATAAATCAAATTTAGGGTGTGATGTGTAATTATAGGGGGTTAAAGGTATTCTATAATTGCAGCGATCATTGCACCCTAATTAAATAAGGAGGCTATAATGGCTACTAAAGAGAATAAAACAAAAGATACTGACTACATTTTAAATATAGTAGATAATATGAGTGATAGTTTAAAAGCTACATCTGATAGTTTAAAAGAAATGTCTAAACAAGTAAAAGTTTTAACTGAAAGAATAGAACTTGTAGCTAAAAGAGGCGATACACAATCTCAAGCTATCAATGAATTTCATAAAATCATTAAAACAATTAGAGGAAGGATGGGAATATAATGTCATCAAGAAGAAAAAAACCTACTAATATGGAAATGAAAGATGCTTTAACTAATCTTATAGTACAGCAGCAACAATTGACTGAAGCTTTTAGAAGGTTAGATTTTATAGTTGGTAAGTATATTGATTTTAAATCTGATGAAAAATCTTTTAGAGATTTCTTAGAGAAGTTTAACGAGGAAGCTAAGAAAAAGGAGAAAGATGGAAAATAAAAACTATGTAATATATCATAGAAATAACAGAATGTTAGAGTTAACAAACCATTTTGAATTAGATGGTGAATTAGATGCTAATTATGTAGTAGCAAGAAATTTAGCTTTAACAGGTAATATATTTAATGGTAAATTTATATCTAAATATCCAAATAAATTTCATCAAGTTATAGAATGTGCAAAAACTAAACATAATGGCTCTAGATGTAACTTATGCAGTGGTATATTTAAAGATGTAATGAATAACGATTACAGTATTACTGAGTTTTATAGAAATAAAGTAGTAAAAATAGATTTAAAGACTGCTTTACCTCATCCTTTAACAGAATTTATAAAGAAGAAGTTTAAAGGTGTTGAGATTGATTAATTGTAAAAAATG